GGTTTAAAAGAAAACACTTGACAAGCACCCCATTTGTATGTTATAATAGGGGTAAGAAGATAAAATTATGAATAGACAATTTGAAGACATCAACGGCATAGAGAGGGACTACGAAGACGTCCAGGAGCGTTTAGGGTATCTTAGCTATGATCGTATGTTAAAGCGTGCAGAGCTGTTAGTCGGCAGAGGATTAGCTAAAAGCATGTCCCCTCAGGAACTAGCCAATCTCATAGAGAGCTGCTAGAAACAAGAACAAATGGCGCAAGCTCTTCTCGGAGTAGCCATCATACGCTTGGGGAGCGTTGGCCAATGCCTAAACCCCCCCATGGATGAATAGATGTGGATGTTAATAGTATTAGTTGTTATACAGGGAACTACGGTGGTTTATGAATACCCAGTAGATTACCACACTGATACGGAGTGCATGTCTAAAGCTAAAGAGAACTTCTCGAAATTTCAAGAGGAACCAGATATAGGGTACCACGAGCAAAGGTGTATCCAGAATAAACAAATGAGAATATGAAATCAGTAGAGATACCATATACACCTAGACGTTGGCAAGCCATTATGCACCAGAAGCTGACACGCTTTACTGTAATGGTTATCCACCGTAGAGCTGGTAAGACAGTCTTTGCAGTGGCAGAGTTAGTTAAAAGAGGACTTGGTGAAGGTATCTATAGAGACGATGGTGACGTTAATGTACCGCAGGTGGCTTACGTGGCTCCCACTTATAAACAGGCCAAGCAGGTTTCTTGGGAGATACTAAAAGACATGGTTCGTCATCTTCCAAACGTGAAGATCAACGAATCCGAGCTTCGAGTTGAACTGCCGAACGGTGGCCGTATATTAGTTCTTGGTTCGGAGAACCCAGACAGCTTACGTGGGTTATACTTGGATTATGTTGTCTTGGACGAAGTGGCTCAAATGCCACAGCCACTATGGAAAGAGGTCATTAGACCAGCCCTATCCGATAAGAAAGGTGGGGCCTTATTTATTGGTACACCCAAGGGTCGAAACTTCTTCCACAAACTATACGTTACTGGTTGTTCTGGTATTAAAAACTGGTCAGCCATTCTAATGACCCCAGAGAAAACTGACGCTTTAGGCCAAGAAGAGTTAGAAGACCTAAAGATGGAGTTGACCGAAGAAGAGTACGACCAAGAATTAAATTGCAGCTTCTCAGCAGCTATTCGCGGGGCTTACTATGTTAAGCAGATCGCACAGGCAGAAGCAGACGGAAGAGTAACCAGTTGTAACTACGACCCAGACTATGGAGTTATTGCAGCTTGGGATATAGGTTTTGATGGTACCTCCATTTGGTACGCACAGCTTATAATGGATAAGATCCACATCATAGACTTTGATCATTTTGTGGAGCAGGATATACCACACTGTTTAAACGTGGTAAAGAATAAACCATACGTATACGATTACCAGATCCTACCACACGATGCAGCAAAGAGACAGCAGACTGACCACAGAAAAACGGTTAAGGGTGTTATCTCCAGCCAAGGCTTAAAGTGTATCGTGGCAAAGAGATCAGACCTACTTGATGGTATTAATATGGGTAGAAGATTAGTTCAGAAGTCTGTCTTCAATAGACCTAAAGTAGAAAAGGGCCTGTCTTCACTTAGAATGTATAGATCTCAGTATGACGAGAACAAAGGTATTCTACTAAGCACACCAATTCACGATGAACATTCACATCCAGCAGACGCATGGCGTACTTTAGCAATGGGCCTGAGGGAGAATACAGCAAGCAAACGTACAACACCGAGGAATTTAGGACGGTATGATCCATACAAGGTGGATTACAATGTCCAAAACGACTGGGACGTATACAACGGATAAAGGAAATACCATGGGCGGACTATTTAAAAAACCAAAGATGCCAAAGATCGAACCTATTAAGAAGCCACCTACATTAGACCAAGCGGCAGTGGCTGCGGAAGAGGAAAGAAAAAAGAGGCTAAAGGGCCGTAGGGGTCTGGCTAGCACTATCCTGTCTGGCGGATCAGGCGAGAAAACTACCATTCTAGGGGGCTAATTTGGCTATTAATAAAAATACAGAGTCTGCTTTTGCTCTTATCCAGGTTAGAGATAAGATGAAGACAGGTCGATCTACGTTTGAGAACGTGTGGCAGCAGATTAGTGAATTTGTCCTCCCTAACCGTGGGGATTTTCAGTGTGAAAGGTCTCAGGGCGACAGAGCTGACAAGAGAGTATTTGACACTACAGCAGTACAGGCTAATGAGATGTTGGCAGCAGCATTACATGGCGGTTTAATAAATCCTGCATCTAATTGGTTTGCTTTATCAACGTCCGGTCTTAAAAATAGCACACACGCGGCCAAGCAGTGGTTGGATGAAGCCCAGCGTATAATGATGAAGTCTTTTAATTCCCAAAAGGGGAACTTCTACCAGCAGGCTCATGAGTTGTTCTTAGACCTGGTTGCCTACGGTACATCGGTTATGTATGTCGATGAAGAAGGTAGTGATGGGATTAGATTCTCCACAAGGCACTTATCAGAGATCCATATTACAGAGGACCACAAGGGTGTTGTAGACACAGTGGTTAGAACTTTTAAGTTCACAGCCAGACAAGCAGCCCAGAAGTGGGGAGAAGAGAATTTATCAGATGGTGTTAGGTCGGCACTAGCGGCAGACCCACACAGAGAGTTTGACTTCTTCCACGTGGTAATGCCAAGAGTTGACGCCAAGAGAATAGCACCAAACGAAGTAAATGAAGTATCCACTAAGAAAGAGTATATAAGCTTTTACGTATGTGAAGAAGATAAGCATATAGTTGATGTTCAGGGTTTCTACGAGAACCCTTATATTGTGGTTCGTTGGGAGAAGCTAGTAGGGGAGGCATACGGCAGAAGCCCAGCTTGGAACTCTTTATCAGATATTCGTATGATTAACGTCATGTCAGAGGTATTGATTAGGTCTGCTCAGAAGCAGGTAGATCCACCTTTATTAGTTGCAGACGATGGCGTTATTATGCCATTACACACAAGACCTTCTGGTATTAATGTTGGTGGTGTTAGTCTAGACGGAAGACCTCTTATACAGCCATTGCAGACAGGCGGCAATCTTCAAGTCGGACTAGAAATGATGCAGCAGAGGCGTGAGGCCATTAGGCAGGCTTATTTTGTAGATCAGTTTATCCCTAAAGAGGGAACACCTGTAACAGCCACAGAAGCTATCCAGAATCAAGAGAATAGACTAAGGCTTACGGGCCCACAACTTGCACGTATTCAGGCTGAGTTCTTGGCATTTGTAGTAGACCGTGTATTCTCTATTCACCAAAGAGCTAAGTCATTCCCAGAGGCTCCAGAAGAGTTACAGGGTGTTGACCTAAATGTTGAGTACACCAGTCCGTTGGCTAAGACACAAAGAGCTCAAGAGCTCGTCTCCCTTAATAGGGCACTAGAGTCATCTATGGTTCTGTTGGAGACAAACCCAGACCTATTAGAGGTCGTTGACGGAGAGAGCTACCTGAGGGACGCCCTGGACATCTCAGGGGTTTCAGCCAAGCACATTAGAAGCGAAGAAGACTACGCAGACATCGTGCAACAGAGGCAAGAACAGATGAAACAAGAACAGCAGTTAGCTGTGGCAGGTCAGGCGGCAGAATCAGCGGCTAAACTAAAAAAAGCAGGGGTTGACATAGGATGAAGTTAAATGTACTAGCGAGAAAGAACAGAGACTTCCGTAGTGTTTTCAGCACAGAGGAAGGTCAGAGGGTATTAGGGTACATATACAAGATGTGTGGAATGAACACTCAGATACATACACCAAACGACCCCCATGGTACATCCTTTAATTCAGGAAAACACAGAGTAGGTCAGGGCATCCAGAGCATCTTAGCCATGACAGAAGAAGACGTAGCAGAAATTATCAAACTTTCGGGATCTCAGTTGGATGGTCCAGCGTACGACCCGTATAACCAAAAGTAGGAGAAGACTAAATGACTGACGTAGACAACCCAGAGGTCGGTGCAGAGGCATCGGTAGCCGAGGGCCAAAATCAGGAAGCAAGTATTTTAGGCACAGAAGCAGCAGAGACACCACAAATTGACACACCAGTATCTGATTGGAGAGATGGACTCTCAGACGAACTAAAAGGATCAAAGTCCTTACAGTCCATCAAGACAGTAGAGGATTTGGCTAAAGGTTTTGTAAACGCACAGAGCGTTATTGGTCGTAGGTTAGAGGACCTAACACCAGATCAGGTTAGAGAGTATTACAGCGAGCTAGGAGCTCCAAGCGACCCAGACGGATACGAGTTATCTGCTCCAGAGGGCCTTGAGGCAGACTCAGACCTTACAGACTGGTATAAGAAAACGGCACATGAGAACGGCGTCCCAAAGGAAGCAGCCGAGAAGATGTACCAAGCATATATGCAAATGGAACAGGAAGTGGGCTCTCAGACTAGCGCACTGACCGACATTGCAGCAAAAGAGCAAGTTGACCAACTAAAGGCCGATTTTGGCCCAGCATACGCAGAACGAACTGAGTTGGCTAACAGAGCATTAACAGAATTCGGTGGAGAAGAGGCAATTCAAGCTATTAACGAATTGGGTCTAGGAAACCACCCGGCATTAGTCAAACTATTGGCAAACGCAGGGGAAACATTGGCAGAGGGCAAATTTGTCTCTGGTCAGAATACGGGTAGGTTTGGAATGACATCTGAGGAAGCATCTCAGAAGATTGACACACTCCGTAAAGATCCAGAGTTTATGAGCCACTACCGTAATCCAGCATCTGCCCAAAACTCAGGTGCAAAGAAACAGATGGAAGACCTTTATAAGGTTAAAGTCAATTCTTAGGATTATTAAGAGACAAGGGAATGTCAACGCCCCCTCGTTATTCAGATTACCGGTGGCTACGTAAAGCCAGACAAGCCGTAGAAATACACAAGCATAGTCGCACTTAATAACTAACTTAAATTTAACACTAATTAAGGAGTGAACATATGTCTATATCAGGCACATACCAAGACTTCCAGTTCGAGTTGTTCAAGGACAATCTTGTACATGAGTTACAACAAGCAGGTACGCTTTTAACAGCTACTGTTACAGTTGAGAACGTGGACGGAAACAAAACTTGGTTTACAAAATTCGGTAAATCAAGCTCATACCAAAAATCAACTCGTGGTGAGTTGAAAACATACCATGAAGATACTTACGAGCGTCGTCTGTTGCAATTCCAATTCAACAGCTCTGACAAAATCCTCGATAAAGTAGACATCATGGATATGGTCACAAACCCTAAATCAGACGCAGTCCAGGCTATGGTTATGGAACTAGGTCGCCAACGTGATATCGTCATCTTTGATGCTATCTCTGGCTCAGTAACTAAACAAGAGAACGGTGCCACAAGCACTGTAGCACTTCCAGCAGGTTCACAAATTGCTGTTAACTCTCATGCATTTAGTTCAACAACTGGTACCAATGACATCGGCCTTACACCTTCAAAACTCAAAGAAGCCATTAAGAATCTTGGTAAAGAGTATGTTGATGTAAACCGCGAGCCAGTATTCTGTGTTGGTCCAATGAACCAACTAATGAAGTTGTCTGTTGATCCTGAGGTTACAAGCTCCGATTTCCGTACTAAGAACGTCCTAGACGTTCCTGGTGTTGTCGGTGGTATCAATGGCTATCTTGGCCTTACATACATTGCGTATGAAGATACTGACCTCGTTAATACATCAGATGAGACTGTTTACGTTTATCCCGCATCTGCAATCAAACTTGGCATCCGTCACGCTTTGACTGTTCAGATTCTACCAGACGCTTCTCGCGTAGGTAACCCAGAAGTTATCTCTGCATATGAAGACATCGGGGCGACTCGTATGTTTGAAGAGAAGGTCCAGCAGATCGCGTGTGACCCAACCGTAATCATACCAGCTTAATAGATAGGAAGATCACATGACAGTAACTCAATCGAACTTAATCACAAATCGCGAAGATAAGTCCAACCAAATCCCTCGTGGTGAGCAGGCGCACATTCGTTGTGCACTAGCCCATTACGAAGCAGCAGGCGCAATCGCAGATGATGACATCGTATTACTGGCCGAAATCCCAGTAGATGCACGTATCTCTTCTATTCGCTTTTGGTCAGACGACCTCGGAACAACTGGTGAACTCAATCTTGGTTTCTATGCAGGCAAGGCCGACATAGCATCTTTGGTTGCAGGAGACGCAGTTGATGAAGACGCATTAGCAACAGCCATTGACGTAAATGCAGCGGCTCTAGCAGATGTTGAACTACGATTTGAAGCAAAAGACCTTAGTACAATCAGCGACACGGCTTGGGAATTGGCAGGACTAGCGTCTCGCCCTTCTTACGGCACTTTCTTGATTGCCCTTACAGCATCCGAAGCTACTACTGCAGCAGGCGGAATCGCAACGGCAATTTACTACACTGAATAGTACTTTTTAGAGTGAGGGGCTAACGCCCCTCGCTTTTCTAACTTATCGGTTATACCTTTTCACAGAGGTATAACCAATGCGTTAAAAAAGGAGAGAATATGTCATTATCAGAAATAGATATATGTAACAGAGCCCTGATAGCGGTTCACGGACCCACTATCACATCGCTAAGCCAAGGGACAGAAGAGGCTGATAAATGCTCAGTTCTTTATCCTCAAATAAGGGATGAGGTCCAGAGAGAACACTTCTGGAACTTCGCAATCAAACAGGCGACCCTAAACCAACTAACTGGTACCCCTTTATTTGACTTCACTTACAAATACGCCCTTCCAGCAGATTATGTCAGAATATACCGCCTAGAGAACAGCAGGCAGAGGTACAAAATCAAATCAGGGGAGTTGCACACCAACTCAGGGGCTGTGAAGATAGAGTACGTATCAAACGTAACAGACACCACTAAATTTGATTCCATGTATGCCACAGCAGTCTCACTTAGACTTGGGGCTGAATTGGCGTACCCAATAGCTGGGAGTACCGAAAGGGGCTCTGTGTTAATGGCAGAGTACAATCAATATTTAAAGAGAGCTAAAAGAGCAGACGGACAAGAGGGTACACCAGACTCCCTGACAGCAGACCTTTTCGTGGATTCAAGACACGACAACTATAACCACCCCAGAGATTGGACCTCTTAATGGCCAGGACTTTCTATCTAGGTAACAATTTTACAGGGGGTCAGGTGACTCCCCTTATTGGTATGCGTTCTGATTTCACTAGGCATAAGAATGGTTGTGAAACCCTACAGAACTTTAAGATACTCCCACAGGGCGCTATATCAAGCCGAAGTGGGTTTGAGTTCAAGAAGGAAGTTAAGAATAGCGCAGACAATACAATCCTTATACCGTTTGAGGTATCAACAGACGTAGCATACGTCATAGAGGTAGGGGATAGTTATTTCAGGTTCTACAGAGACGGTGATATTATATTAAGCGGAGACACACCATACGAGGTGGCCCACACATACGCACCAGAGGATCTGTACGACATCAGGTGGGCACAATCTAATGATGTACTATTCCTACACCACGGAGACTACCCACCAAAGACACTATCGAGAACATCAGACACTACATGGACACTGTCCGTTGACGAACAGATAGACGGGCCATACCTAAAAGAGCCCGAAGATGGGGTTACACTAACCCTCAGCGATGTCAAGGGCTCCATAACAGTAACAGCTTCATCAGCTATCTTTGCCGCGACAGACACAACAGGAACTGGTGGTACAGGTCTATCTGATAGGTGTATAAGAATAAAGAAACAAGCCGGCCTTTTACCAATAACAAATATAAGTCAGACGCAACATCCCAGAATAACCTACACAGGGCGTGATCTTATAAAAGAGAACGATACAGTATACATATCTGGGGTATCTGGTATGACAGAGGTTAACAATAAGACCTTCACTATTGAGTCGAGAGTCAAAGACCAGAACTTCCTGTACCTGTTGGATGTGGACTCGACAAACTTCGGGGCATACACATCAGGGGGTTTGGTTCAGGGGATCAAGAACGAATGGCTATGGCTGAAAATCACAGGGTACACATCAGCAACCGAGGTAACGGCAGAGTTTCAAGATGACGTCATAGTTAGCTCTACTGGGCCCTACAAATCATTCAGACTAGGGGCTTGGTCCTCAACTACTGGTTATCCTTGGATGGGCATATTCTACGAGAATAGACTTGTCAGAGCCAGAACAGACGAAGAGGTATCAAAATTATGGGCCTCGGCTGTGGACGGGTTCAACGACTACGCACCAGACGTGGATGATGACTCTTCTTGGTCATTTACACTGGCATCCTCTAAGCTTGACGCCATACAATGGATATCTTCACAGAAACAATTAAGAATTGGTACAGCGGGTTCAGAGTACACTATGAGTGGCACTGGCACATCCTCCATAACACCAACAAATGTAAATGTTAAGAAGGAAACCGAGAACGGGTCTTTCTACCTACCAGCATTAGCTATAAGAAACTCTACCCTTTTCGTGCAGAGAGCACGGAAGAAGCTACATGAATTTGTGTATAGCTTCGACACTGACGGGTTCTCGGACCCAGACCTAACACTGGCGGCAGAGGATATTGCCAGGGGGAACATTAAGAGAATGGCCTACCAAAAAGAGCCAAATGGCATCGTATGGTTCTGCCTAGAGAACGGTAGCCTTATCGGGCTTACATACCTCAGGGAGCAAGACGTTGTGGGGTGGCACTCCCATGTATTAGGGGGCACAGACGTAAGTGTTAAGGATATTATATCCATCCCAGGCGTAGAGCAGGATGAAGTATGGGCTATTGTGGAGAGAACTATAGATGGGTCCACTGTTAAGTACGTTGAGAAACTATCAGATGACTTCAGAGACAAGACAATAAATGATGCAACCTTTATGGACAGCTTCATTACAGCAACACCAGATGCTCCAGCGGCAACACTGACCCCAGCAGCTACAACTGGTACAGTAACCTTTACGGCAGGTTCGTCCGTATTCAGTGCGCCAGACGTAGGGAGGCATATCAGAAGTGGAAAAGCCAAAGCAATTATCACAGCATACACAAGCGGCACAGAGGTTACAGCAAGGATTGTCGTTGATTTTCCAAGCACAAGTGCTATTTCATCAGGGAGTTGGACGTTATCATCGGATTCAGTTTCGGGGTATGACCATTTAGAGGGGGAGTCAGTCGTTGTATTAGCAGACGGAGCAGTCCACCCAAATGTAACAGTAGCCAGTGGGGTTGTAGAACTTAACGCTCAGTACACCACAGTCCACGTAGGACTAGGTTACACACAGGCCATGAGAACACTACACTTAGAGGGCGGAGCGGCCACAGGGACCTCCTATGGCTCACGTAGCAGGCTTACAACCCTAGTAATGAGGTTCTTCGAGTCAGTTGGAGCTAAGTACAAAGCATCTACAGGAGAACTTAAAGACTTGACATTTAGAAATACATCTGATATAAGCGATGAAGGAGTTCCGTTATTCAGTGGCGAAAAAGAAGTTAAGCCGCCAGCGGGATGGGGTAATCAGAATTGGGTAGAGATTGTTCAAGAGCAACCACTACCGATGACATTACTCGGATATGTAGCTAAAATAGAGGTAAGTGATGCACCATAACATTCTGACAGTCCCATTAGAAACTTGGCATATAGATGTCATGAATATAAGAGAAGAACAACGGGGTCTTATAGAATGGGTTAAGTCTGAGTTTGGCAGTGTGGAGGCCTACACAGCAGGACTTATGATTTCAGCAGGAATTAACAACGACTATAAACCTATGTCTTGGACGGTATTAAAAGATGGGTTCCCAATACTAAGCGGGGGGGTATACCAACTAACATCGTACATGGGTCAGGCTTGGGTTATGGCGTCAGATGACTTTGTTAAATCTGACCTAGAGACTAAGATGAGTGTCGTAAGACGGATAAGAAAAGAATTAAAGAACAATAAGTATACACGTATCCAAGCGGACACAGAAGTTAGCTTTGACATCGGTAGAAGGTTCCTAGAGAGTTTAGGATTCCAAGAAGAAGGTGTTATGAAGGGCTACTCATATGACGGAGAAGATTGTATACTTTATGGAATAGTGAAGGAAGTTTAATGTCAGGTAAGATTATAAAGATAGCGACTATTGCCGCAGCAGTGTATTTTACAGGCGGTGCAGCTCTAGGCGCAATGGGCGGCGCATCAGGGGCGCAGCTACTATCACTAGGGGGGCTGGCCCTAAGCGGATTGGGCCAATTCCAAGCAGCCCAGGCAGCAGATGCTAGTGCAGAGTTTAATGCCAAGATCCAAGAGAGAGACGCCAAACTAGCAACACTGTCAGCACAACAGTCAGCAGAAGAGACTAGAGCAAACACTAGAAGACGGGTTGGTTCAATAAGAGCTTTACAAGCCAAGTCAGGTGTGTTAACATCAGAGGGTAGTCCATTACTTGTACAAAAAGAACAAGCCGCTGAGGGTGAATTTGAGGCCCGTAAGACCCTATTCGCAGGATCACTAGAATCACAGTCTAATACGATGAGGGCCAGGTCATCAAGGTCGAATAAATCAGGAACATTCGCTAACGCAGTAGGGGCAGGCAGCTCTATATTGGTTGGAGCAGGAACAGTTTTAAGATAGGATTAATATGCCAAAGGTAAAAATAGCTAGAAGTACGACAAGATTACCTACAGGTTCAGGGTTGGGTCAGTTAACATTTGGGGCGAACACAGGCAAGGCTTTGCAACAAATAGGGAATACTGTATCGGCCTTCGCAGATGTGAAGGTAGAAGAGTTCAAACTTGCTAGGGATAATAACTATACAATAACAGAACAAGTTAAGATGACCTCTGACTTGAATGACCTACAAACCTCACTAAAAGATGAATACGCTAGTAACCCAGAAGGGTATGCTGACGCCTACTTCAAGCAGGCTCAGGATATAGTGTCTCGGTCCAATGACACAGCACCATCCGCAAGGGCCTCCACAGCACTAAAAAACCGTATGTCCCAAGTGGTTATTAACGGGGTTAACTCAGCCAAAGCGTATGAGAGAGAAGCCTCTGTTGTAACTATGGTAAAAAAGACAGATGAGTCAAGAAACATATTCCTGAACAACGTAAGCCCCTCACCAGCAGACTTGGACGCCAACCTAGCATCCGTGAAGGAGTTAAATTCCAGCCTAACCTCTGCTGTGTCCCCCAAGGACTTGGCGAGGATTAATAATGTTGACGAGTATAACGTGGTTAAGTCTATGGTGTCTAAATCCTTAGAGATCGCTGGGGGTCAGTCGGGGGAGGACAGGCAGAAGAGTCTAGACAGTGCCGAGGAACTACTGGAGTCAGATAAAGTGTCAAAGATACTAGACCCTGATGAGATATCCCAATTGGAGGACTACGTACAACAGGCTAGGAAAGCAGCCATAGATGATGACAAGATTTTACACACACAGGCGGTGACAGACCTTACAACGAACGTAAACGCAAACCTAATAGCCGAAAACGCAGTAGAGGCGTCTAACTCAATACAGGAGGCTTTGGACACAGGGTTAATAACCAATGGTGACGCAGATCACGTTAGGCTTTTTAAGTTAGTGGCAGAGGGCAGCAAAGACCAGAGATCGGCTGATGAGGTGAGGGCGATAATGGCCAACAACTCCAGA